TCAGGCAAAAACAGCAGTGCGGAGCATGTTCGGTGTGACGCCACAGTAGCTTTCAGTGGTTGCCAGATTCTTGTGCCCTAAAAACTCCTGCACGACACGCAGACTTACCCCACGATCAACCATGTTGGTAGCTGCACTCCGACGACCGGAATAGCAGCTTCCCTGAACACCTGACATGCGGTAAATGCGCCGGATAGCCTCGCTGATACCGTTGGCGGTAAATGCTTCCCCACGGGCATTGCGAAACACCCTGCCCTGCCGACCCTGCATGTGAAGCTGCAATGCGGAGATGATTTCCTCGTTTACGGGCAGCGAGCGAGAACCCTGACGCTTTGTCGATCCTTGCGGGATGCGGAGCGTGTTATCGTTTTGAAACCAGCTTGCTTCCATGTTTGCAAGTTCGATGGGGCGCAGGCCAAGGCGCTTCGAAAGAAGCAGCATCAGGCTATATTGCGCTGCATTCTGCATGTTAGCGGCAAACTGCTGCACAACTGCAAATTGGTCATCGGATAAGATCGGTGCTCGCATAACTGAACTCCTTGTTGTCCAGCATGTTTGCAGCCATCTGATTCCTGCGTCATCCAGAACCAGACCTGAGATTCAAAAAAAGCAATGAGTTGTCACCGGCTGAGTAGACCCGCGTGAATAACGTGCGGATGGAAAATAGCGGTGAGAAAATCGGATTTAATGATGTTAAAGGCTGCCAGCGCAAAATGGATAGGCGCATGAACCCTAACCTGGTTGACCAGCCCTGCGACAACCAGTCCTCGTCAGTTGAGGAAGCAGTGACTTCTGGTGCACGCGGGATGAGGTGGAACCGCTGACCAACGCCATGCAGTATGAACCCACCCACCAGATGGTTTCTGAAATGATCTTGGATGCCCTTCTTATGGAAATGGGCAGACAGATAGGCGGTTCGCAACCGATTAGCGGCCGTCCCTTTTCCTCCGCCAATAGTCCTCATAACCAGTATAGTCATCGCTTGCCACTCTATAGCGCACCGCTGTGCCAAGCGACGGCCAATCACTTGGTGTCCCACCAATCCGCAGCGAACCTGAGTTTATGTCTTGTAAGGCCTCCTGAAGACTGATCATATTGCTGTTGAAGCTCAGCTTATATGGGCGCCAATCGCATAGAACCGCGACCATGTTCTTCCCACTTTTGCCACGAATCAGCCTAATCGCGCCTAAACATGGCGGAGAGTAATATATCGAATACGCTGTATCGTTCGGCGTCTTACGTTCGATGATAATCGGGATCGCATTTGAAGGAAGAGACATGCCACCGTAATTTGGCTTTCCTACAAAAGTCTGTGCTTGAACTGGCGCGGCAAGCACAAAGGTTGCAATAGCCAAGGAAATCCGCATTTTATACTCCTCTGGCAAGCCGATACGGCTTTACATTCTGCACTTACCAAATTCAGTCAAAGAGACATAGTTTCCGACGAACATATTGGTGGTAAGGGAATAACCAAGAGATCCGTCTTCATCTTTGTTGACATGCAGCGTATAGCTGAAGTTGAATCCCCCTCCCGACAAACCAAATTCCGTAGGAAAAACGCTTTTATCGAGCGCCCTTAGATCGATGCCTCCCGCTCGCACAGTTTTGAAATCAAACTGAGGCGTGTTCCAGATGATATCATACCTACCATCGGCGTCCTGAACCACTTTGAAACCATCGCCCTTATCGGGTTTGGTTGTGCTGCTCTGCGCCTCACCTCTTGCTTGGAATATGGAAGTCTGTGATAGCGGAGAACATATAATTTCTGCGGCCCATGTCGGTGAGGCCCAAACTGCCAGAGCGGCAATCGAAGTTGTGAACGCTGCCTTTGACATATGCCCCCTCATTTTCACTGGTATCCGAGTAAGGCGATCCTACGCCCGACCGCTACATAAACTGTTCGTTTCCCATATGCTATTCGCAGATTGCGCGCTTCTCATTGAACTTCGGCCAGATCACAGTTGTCCCGCTCTGCACCATGGCACAGTTGATTTCGATGCGGGCTTCATTCCGACAGATTGCGGTCACTCGATTATAGCTGGTCCCGGTTTTCCGACATTGGAGCGTCTGGCCGCTGGCCAACTCTGATAGTTTGGCGGTGGCAGAAGCGGCACTTGCCGAAGGGCAAGGATGACCGGGAGAGCATGTCTCGTCACTCTCGCGAGCCGCAACCGCATGGAGACGAACTCGCGTTCCATTCGCGCAGCGCAGTGTATCGCCATCGGTGATAGAACTGACCTGACAGGAGAAGTCGGATGCGAAACTCGCATGATGGTCACTGGAGATAGAAGACGACGGCCAGAAGAACACCGTCAAGCCGACCGCGACGACGAAAACTGCCGAAAGCAGGAGGACGACCGGATCATTGTCCTGCCGCCCCCTACGCTTCCGCGTCTGGCTCATCATCGCGCGATGATGAGCATTCGCCCAATTCCTATGTCCGCTGCCCCTCTTCATATCCCCACCCTTATCACGCTCCGATTGGAATGGCGTTAACGGGATCGCTTATCGGCGCGAGCGGCGGCAGCGATACTCAAACTGGCGCTGGGCTGAACTTGACCTTGAAAAGCTGCGCTTCCCGCTTGTTCTGAAACACGAACAAAAGTGCATCATACCAGCTTGGAAAAGCCTGCAGAGGCGTGACAGAGCCGGAAGTAGCAGCCGTCTGGAATGCCGGATCATAGGACAGGTCGAGCCTGCATTGATCGACTACCCGGTAACCAAATGCCTTGCCCAGCATGTCCGGGGTGTCTTCCTTCCAGCCGAACACCTGCACGGGCTCCGATCCACGCTCAAGAACTTGGTGACACTCGTCCCAGTCGGCCTCGGTCAGCCAAACGTGGAAGCCTGCTGTTGGTCCGCTATCCTGAGGAACTCGCTCTGCCAGGGCTGCAATTTCGGGCGTCATGCGTTCTCCGTTTCATGCGGCAACGTCGCTTCCACCAGTGTGGTGGCATCAACCTCTTCTACGATCAGATTGGCCTCCGCCATGAACGTGCCCATGATGCCTTGCATCCGCTCTGCCATCAGCTTTGCCTTGGCCTCGCTCGCCAGATCGGCATCGCGACGCGCATCGTGCAGTTCGCGCTTCAACTGAGTGCGAGCAGCGACCAGCATATTCCGCGCCACGTAGGCTTGCAGGTCGGCGTCCGGAGATAGGCCGAGAAGATCGGTATCGAGGAGAAAAGTAACACTTGCTTTGGTCATGCGCGCCCTCCTGCCGAACGGCAGTTAAAGCACCTTTAACGGCGAGATTGACGTGCTAAACAATCACAGCATCTCGGCTCTTCCCATCTACAGTCGATCCATTATCTTCCTTTTGAAATCAGGGGATGATGATGATTAATCTGGACGTTGAAGCGGGTAAAAAACAGCCACGAACTCGCACGGGCTGGAACGACCGGCTCGCACATTGGGAAAGACCCGCAAGCGACCATGAAGAAGCCAAAATCGAGCGGGCCGCAAATATCGCTCGCAACCTAATTGCCAACAGTGACATTCTGAATGCTGAGCAGGTGGTTGTCCGTCCGCAGGGAAGCTATTTCAACAACACGAATGTGCGCCTCGAAGCTGACATGGACTTGCGAGTCCAACCGACCGGTGGGTTAATTACCCGCTATGCCGAAGATGTCGATCGCGCCGCAGCCGATGTAGACGGAGGCTATACCAACTTGGGCCGAGACGGCGTTGATGTCGTTGCTACGATAAGGGACGAATTAGCACGCATATGCAGGGCGCGCTTCGGTTGGCAAAATGTGAATGTCGGAAACAAGGCGGTTACCGTGGACGGTCTTGATGGCAGCCGAGCCGATGTCGATCTTGTGCCTGCCCTTCGATTCCACTGGATTTACAACAATCCGTATGGCGGCTTCTATACCGATGAAGGCGTTATCATCTACGGCAGCGATGGTCGTGAAACAATCAACTTCCCGCAGCAGCACAACGCTAACGGCATTACCAAACGAGCAAACACCCGGCACCGCTTCAAGAAGGTGGTCAGGATGCTCAAACAACTCAACTATGAGCTTGACGCGATGGGAGCGATATCCCACCGCGCCCCCTCCTTCCTCGTTGAATGTCTCGTTTATCTAGTCGAGGACGGCTATTTTCTGTGGGAAAACGATGATCGGCTAGACCGTTTGCGGCGCGTGGTAGGCAGGTGCCTGGACCTCCTGTTTGATGAAGAATTTACCTCCAAAGCCACTGAGATAAATGGCATCAAATTCCTGTTTCATTCCAGCCAAGCATGGACGCTGCTGGATGCCAAATCATTTATCCGAGCTGCCCACGCAAGGGTCTATGCCTGATGTGGTCCCTGATAGATCGCAAGGCGCAGCTTACAATCGTCGTCGCCCTGACGGTGATCGTTTTGCTCGGCCTGCAAAGCCTTTTTGAGCTAGTGACCGGCGACAAGGTGTCGCCCTTGAAACTGATTGCTGCTTTGGTTTTCGTAATCGGAACGCTATTCGCATTTATCTTCAATCAAGTGTGGCGATGGCTATGGAGAAAACTCCCTTTCCTTAGTCGCGCTTTCTTCCCTGACCTCAATGGTGTCTGGGATGGGCATCTTAAATCGACCTGGATCGATCCTGAGACAGGAAAGCCGAAGGGGCCAATACGATCTACAATCACAATCCGTCAGAGTCTGTTTGACATCAGTATCATGCAGAAGACTGGCGAAAGTGACTCCTACTCATTGATCGTGATTCCAGAAGCCACACCTAAGGCCGACAGGTATCGACTGTGGTATTCTTACTCCAATCGTCCCAAGGCCCAATTTGCTTATCGCTCTGCGAATCACGATGGTATAGCTTGGCTGGAGGTAAACGTAGCTGAAGACCCAGACTTACTTGAAGGCCAATACTTCACAGCGAGGCGCACTACCGGCGATCTATCAGTGCGGAGGCACTCTGACATCAAGTGAGGCCGCTTTGAAAAATCTCAATTGCGGCTTTATTCTCTCACGACGCGGATTGCCCAGCGGACAGCCAACGCTCATTTTTCATTGGCGGCCTTGGTATGCCCATCCTTTTCCTCAGCATCTGCCTGAGCACCACCAGCTTCTTCGACGCTTTCCCCACCAGTTAGTAGCTTCACGATGTTGCCCCCATGGGTCAGCGCATTGTCCACATGCTCAACCGTCGCACTGACGGACGTGACTGCCAAGCCAATGGCACCAAGGATTGGCAAAGCGCCGCTATACCACTTTTTCGCCTCAGGACTGCGCGCTCCCTGCATACCTTGGCTGCGAGCGATCTCTCCAGCCATAGCGCCCCAAGCCTTGGTCAGCCCCTCAATACCAATTAAGTCAAATGTCTGTATGCTCCACAAAAAGTTCCTGATCTGCTTCTCCAAATGGGCCTTGAGCCGACTATCAATGTGACTTTCGTTCAAGTCTTTCAGCATGGAGGTAGCCTTTTCAACAAGGCTCTGAAGAAAACCCTCCGGCAATTCACGATAATCAAGCGGCCTCAATACGTCATCGACAAGCGTAAGATACTCAAAGGCTTTGACTTCACCGCGCAAACTGTCGTTCACGATGTTATTCAGCGATTCCAGTGTAAGATAATTTGATAATGCAGCAACGGCTCCGACATAGAGTTCTTGGCTCCCTTGCTTCAACGGACTAGCTCTGATGTCGAGAACAAGCTGATCGCATTTCGCCTTGATACCAGCAAGCGTCTGATGAAATTCGACACTACCGACCGTGGTATTTGCCGTCTGAGCAATGGCATCACGCATGGCCCGATTTGGCTTGCGCGCCAGTGCCTGAAATAGTTCTCGCACTTCCGTTGCCAACGTCCGCTCGTCACTCATGCCAAACCGTCCCCGTTCGCGTTTCGTCCTATAAATAAACACATGGCGCAGAAAAAACTACCAAAGCTGGATGAGAAATCGAAGCGAGCTGTTCATTGCGCGGCCCGCACTATTGAGGGAGCCAAAGCCTTGGGCGAACTAGCCGACCAGATGTTGGCAGAGAGCGACACCAACGCATGGCGCAACATCAGCGAAGAGCATAAAGAGATCGTCCTGTATCGCATCCGTGGTGGTGAACTGCTCACCACCATCTGCAAGTCCCTTGGCCTCGATCCCGGCAACATCCGCAACCTCGCCGCTATGGACGAGGATTTCGATCACCGCCTTGCCGCATCTTACGCCCATGGCCAGCACGCCCAGGTCGAGCGCCTATATTCCCTTCCTTACGACACCACGCTCAGCGATGCCCGTGCGAAGCTGCTCAGCGACAATATCAAGTGGATCGCTGGCCGCTCCAACCGCAAGGCGTATGGCGAGCATGTGAAGGTCGAAGGCAACATCGGCATCCAGCATGTGGCGATGCCCAATTGGTCGTTCGGCCAATCTGTCGAGGGCCAGATTATCAGCCGTGATGATGATCCCGACAAAGAGGATTGAATCTCACGCAAAGCACCAACGGAGTCCTGTCGGCGATTGTCGGCAGGACTTTTTTTCGACTGATGCAGTTTCTTTGGTCGCAGTCAGCCCGATCAGGCTTTATGTTCATTAGAACCAGCCCACGCCATAGGCGCTCTGTAAGGGCCGTTCAGCCCCTATGGGCATCAAGTATGCTGTAGGGCCGTCTAGGCCCGCGTTGACCCCTTACAGGGCATCAGCGACCCCGACCATTGTTCCGCCCTTACTCAGCGAAAAGATGCAGATAAGAATGGATCGCAAGTCTGCCCATGTTGCATCGCACAATAAGCAATCAGTCTAGCCGAGATACGAAGTCATATCTCCACTCTTACACATTAGACTCTACAGGAAAAGATGCGACCACAACCTGCACGGTTCGTCGCATTTCGCGCTAGATCAGGAAGTCATACCTCCACAATCACACACTACAATCTACAGTCAATACGTCAACCAGTAAGGCGAATTATCCTGAACTCTTTCTGTGCCGCGCTAGGAAAGATGCTCACACCTCAGCATAACTCACATAACATCGTTAGGAGTCAAATCAACCACTCATTGCAGGTATGGACAATATACGAAAACCATACCTCCTTCCACTTGGTTGACCACAAGAAAAAAGGTGTCAAGCCTATCTTTTTTGTCGCTCTTTGACGGCATCATGCTATCGTTGAATCGTAAAGGAATGAACACCATTCCTAGCGCGACAATCACCCACATCAGCAACGGCTCGTCGCATTTCAGGAAAATAAACCTGTGACCAGCCCTGAGCGGTTGATTTGCAGAACTGTCGCGCTAGTGTGAATGTAGAGGTATTGCCACCGGTCAGATGGCTGATGGAGGGGGTATACCCCTATCCTGAGGGCGGGTGCCCTGACGCAGGATTTCTATAATCAGTTTCAAATTCCCGACTCAGAATTTCTATAATCAGTTTCAAAATCTGATGTCAGGATGTCTGCAATAACGACCAAGCCCTGACCCAGATTTTTTTGTCAGTTCCAAAATCCTGACCCGTTCGGCCGTCCGATAAGATATCGCATGAGCGAAGATATCGACCACCTGAAAGCCTTTGACCGGGCATCCCGCGAGAACCTGTCCACGAACTATGTGGACCTGTTCGGCCTTGATGAATTGCGCGCGCACATTCGAGCCGACAAGATGGGACGACCAGCGGAGCCGCCTAAATCGATCAGGCAATCCAAGCGCCAATTCACGCCCGATCAAATCCGGGACATGGAGACCAGCATGGACCCGCTGGCCGTCATCGCCAAGCGCGTCGGCACATCGCATCAGACGGTATCCACCTACAGACGTAAGGCCCGCAACCGATAAGTAAATGCAGAAGAAGGCTGCTGCATATCTCCTATGTCCGTTTGTCGCGGGATCGTGCAAGTCATGCCTGCTCCCTTGTGCACCTCCCTCCGGTTTAGCTGCTGGACAGCGAGTATTTTTGAAGGGGCTATGGGGAGTGAATGCGGGGCAGCAAGCCGTAAGGAGGCATTACCCGTTTAAGGTATGAAAAGACACAGAAAGGGCCGGGAGTAAATTCCCGGCCCTTTTGCGTATCAGCTTACCGCTGAACTTAGATGCCGCCGCTAGCGACGCAGGACACCACAGCCAGAATAGCGATAGCTGCTACTTCGATGGACCTCAGTGGGCGGAAGTTCGCATACATATGGGTCGTCTCCTTCCAACATCATATGCTGCCTTTGAACCAGCGTGTCATCCGAAGAATACATGCCGATGAGTCTTAATCCGTCAACAGCTTAAATAGCTAATGACGGACTACAAGAAGACATTCACTCCTAATCCCAAACAACAGAAGCTACTCAATCTGGCCTGGCACGACCGGCAGGTAGAGAACTTGCTGGCTTACGGTCCTTCCCGTTCGGGCAAGTCTGCGATCCTGACCACGCTTACTGTTAATCGCGCCCTAGCCTTCCCCGGCACCAAGCACGCCATCTTCCGTCGAACGCTGCGCTCCTGCCACTCCCAGCTATTTCAGGGCACGTTCCGCGAGATCATGGGCATGATCTATCCGGGGTATCTGGATAGCCAGAACGTCACGGTCAAAGCCGATGGCAACGTAGAGTTTCACAACGGGTCAAAGCTCGTCTTCGAAGGTCTGGACCCTACCCGCATCGATAAGGTGCTGGGTGCGCAATATGCCACCGCTTGGGTCAACGAATGCAACGAGATCGATGACTATGAGATCATCCAGCAGCTTGCGAGCCGTATGGCCGATACCGCGCCCATGGTCGGTGGTGACGGCAAGGTCGTCCTCGATCCAGAGGGCAACCCGGTCATGTGCCGCCCGCTCATGCTCTTCGACTGCAACCCAGACCTAAAAAGCGATTGGGAACACCAGTGCTTTGTCGAGAAGAAGCACCCGACTTCCGGCAAGCTGTTCAAGGATGAGAGCCTTGGCAAGTGGCGTCGTGTGTTCATGCCCGCGCATGAGAACAGCGGCAACATCGCAGCCGGTTATCTGGACTCCCTTGCCGAACGCTATGACGGCTCACCCAACATGGAGAGCCGCTTCCTGCTTGGGCAGTGGCGCGACGACAACCCGAACGCGCTCTTCCGCAAGAGCATGTTCAAATACAAGGAGGTCGCCAAAGACTTCCTCGTCCGCATCATTGTCGCGGTCGATCCTGCTGGCACTTCTGGCAATGGCTCTGACTGGACCGGCATTGTGGTCGTGGGGCTGGGCTGGGACAACAATGCCTATGTCCTTGAGGATAGCAGCGTTCAGGGCACCCCAGAGACATGGGCCAAGCATGTTGCCCTGATGTATGACAAGTGGGACGCCGACATGGTTGTGGCGGAAAAGAACTATGGCGGCGAAATGGTGGAACACACCATCCGCACTGCCCGCCGCAATATTCCGGTCAAGATGGTGACGGCTACTCGCGGCAAGATCATCCGCGCTGAACCGGTCCAGATGCTCTATCTGAAACAGCAGGTCTTTCACACTGACTCGTTCAAAGAGCTAGAAGCGCAGATGTGCGACTACAAACCTGAAACGAAGAAGTCTCCCGATAGGATGGACGCACTTGTCTGGGGATTGACCGAACTCATGAAGCTGAGTGGTGGTGGTGGTGGAAGCCTGACGGTCAAGCGCGCCGGTGGAGTGTGGCGGGCATAAATATCGCTATTAATAGCGAGGCCGCTAATGGACGTCAGTAAACCACATTCAAGCATTGCTTGCGAGCATGAGCGTTGGAACATCAATGCCGATGTTATCGCTGGGCACTATGCCGTCAAGAAGCGCGGCCCGAAGTATCTCCCAAAGGCTTATAGCGAGCAGGAAGCGAAGGACTACAAAGCCTTCAAGGATCATGTTTCCTTCTACCCTGCCGCTAACCGCACCCTGACTGGCCTGCTTGGCCTGATGTTCCGCCGTGCGCCCGTGCTGGAAAACAGCGGCATCATCGAGAACCAACTAAAGGACATCATCACCCGCGACGGCAAGACGGTCAACGAACTGGCTAAGGCCATCTGCAAGGAATATCTGACCACCGCCTATTACGGTTTGCTGGTCGATCATCCATCAGGCAGCGCGACCAGCGCCGGTGAGGCAATCGCAGAGGGCATTCGCCCCTATGTGCTGCAATATCCCGCGCATAGTATTCTGGAGGTCCGCAGGGGCGTCGTAGGGCGTCGTCGGGGGCTAACCTACGTCCGCATTTTGGACGACGAAGAGACAGTGCGCGTCTTGGAACTCGTGAACGGCATCTACACGGTGGTCATCCACAAGAAGGTCGCCAACACATGGGTTCCCCAGCCCGCTATCGTGCCTCGTCGCAATGGCCAGCCGCTTCGCGAAATCCCGTTCGTCCTCATCAGCGAAGACGATATGATCGCACCCCAGCCCAGCATTATGGATCATGTGGTTCAGCTTAATCTCGACCATTACCGCGTTCAGGGGCTTCTCACCTCCTGCCATATGTTCATTTCCACCCCCATGCTGTTTGCCAAGGGCTTGGAAAAGGGCGCAGAGGACAAGCTGACGGTCAGCCCCGGCGCCATCATTTCCGCAGAAAGCACAGATGCAGACCTAAAGTGGGTCGCACCGTCCGGTGACGGCATCCCGTCGCTGGAAAGGCAGCTTGAACGCACGGAAGACAAGCTAGCCGTAGTCGCTTCGCGCATCCTCGCCCGTCAGAAGGCTGTTGCCGAGGCTGCTGAGACAGAAGCTCTGCGTCAGGGCGCGGAAAACTCCGTCCTGGCCTCAATGGCCAACCACATTTCGGCCAAGATCACGCAAGCATTGCAGCTTGTCGCGGATTGGACCGACGGCAGCACGGTTCTCTATCAACTTAACACCGACTATCTGCCCGCCAAGATGGACGCGAGCGAGATTTCCGCGCTGTTCACGGTCTATCAGGGCGGCGGCATGTCCTTCGAGAGCTTCTTCTATGCCCTGCGCGATCGTGGCGTCCACAATGAGACGCTGACGCTGGACGAAGAGCAAAAGCGCCTAGAGGCATCTGAGCCAAAGCCAGCGGCGCAGCCGACCGCCCCTGATGCCGATCTACAGGTCAAAGGTATTCCGTAAGGTCGACACAGCTTCTGACGGCCGACCGATGATGGACGGGCCTATGATGCCCGGCACCGAGCAGTTCTTGTTGAACCAAGTCTTTTTGGAATTCTGGACATTAGGATTGGCCCGCAACGCCATGCCGATCATGACCGTTTCGAGTTCGTCAATTTCCCGACCGGATCGGGCCGACGCCCGGCAGAAATTGCCGCGCACTGGTTCGATTTTTGCGATCAGATGAATAGCGGGATAGCCCTTCTTTCGTTGGCTGGCGCTGACATAATGATTCAGCTTGTGGTCCTGAAAAATCTCGCCGCGAAAGCCCGCTTGTGCATTGGTTTTGCCGACATACCATGGGGTATAATTCTCACCATGGCAGGTCGAAAACACATAGATGCCGACCGCGCGCGCCAATCCGGGGTGCATTTCCTCAATTTCATCCCAGAATGCGCGCAGTGCTTCGCCCTTGGCTTCTTCTTCCACTCGGGGCGACCAGAACGGACCATAGACCTGATATTGCATCTTTCCTCCCGTATTGCTTCAGCTTCCTGCTTAGATAGCCACGGTCAGGAAGGTCAATTCCGCCCCCTCGCTAAATAACTGGCATCGGTTGGGCCGGTGCGACGCGCGGCAGGGCCGCACCCCTAGACAGGCCGGGCCTGAGAGGATGCACATGACCACAGAAACTACCACCGAACCCTCGTCCGAGGACGTTTCGGGCCTCAAGAACAAGAACGCCGACCTCAAGCGCGAGCGCGACGAATGGAAGCGCAAAGCGGATGCCGCTCAAAAGCTACTGGATGAGGCGGAAGACAATGCTGCCGCCGGCGACGAACTGGCAAAGCTACAGCGCGAATACAATAAGCTGGAAAAGGCTCTCAATGAGATGACCGGCGAGCGCGACACCCTCGCGGCCGATCTTCGCACCACCCGCGTTGATGGCGCGATCAGCGCAGCCATCGCATCCGGCAACGTCCGTCCCGAAATGGTCGAAGCCGTCGAAGCGATCCTGCACCGCAAGGCGCAATATGAGGATGGCGCAGCCACGATCGACGGCAAGAGCATCGCAGATTTTGCGAAGGCATACTTCGCCAAAGACGGCGCGCATTTCGTCCGTGCTGCCGACAACGCCGGTGCTGATGCCAACGGCAATAATGGCGCAAAGTCGGTAGACTATGCCAACAAACCCTTTGCTCTCGGTGAGTATCAGCAGATGCTACAGACCAATCCAGAAGCTGCCGCAGCATGGGCGGATGCAACCGGCAACGGCTTCCTGAACGGCTAAACCAAGCACCTACCTTCAATACTGAGCGCGATCACTCTTCGCGCTCAGTATTCCTGCGTCAAAACGACTCCACAACCCTCCTTACTAAATAGCCGGACACACGAAAACGTGTCCCGGCAACTGCTTGATGTTGCCCGGAAGACAACATCAATAAGTTGGAGGGCAAGCCAAATATGGCATCCACAAATCTATCGAACGTGGTCGTTCCAGAAGTCTTCGACCGCTACACTCGTCAGCAGACCACCGTTAAGTCTGCTCTGCTGAACTCAGCAGTTCTCATTAACTCGGTCAACTTCGACGCTCTCGCCGCAAGCGAAAGCACCGTTGTTACCCTGCCCCACTTCAATCCGTTCGCATGGGTCGAGTCCGACCTAATGAACGACGACAGTTCCGTTAAGGGCGGCACCGCCGCTGTTAGCGCCGCTGCTCAGGTTGCTCAGAAGGACTACCGCGCCAAGGCATGGTCGGCAATGGAACTGACTTCGACCGTTATCGGTGAAGACGTTCCTGCCTACATCGCTTCGGTTGCCGCTACCTACTGGACGCAGGACATTCAGCAGAACGTGCTGGCAAAGCTCAAGGGTCTGGAAGCTGCTAACGCTGCGAACAACGGCGGCGACATGATCGTCAACGCTGCAACCGACGCAACCGGCACTCCCACCGCTGCTCAGTCGATCGGCTACGGCCTGATCCTCGACACTCTCCAGACCATGGGCGATAGCTCGGACAAGCTGGGCGTCGTGGTCATGCATTCGCAGATCAAGACCAACCTGCAGAAGCAGGAGCCAGGTGCTTTCGGTCCAGCCTCGCAGGTTGCTCCTTTCGGAACCTACTACGGCAAGACCATTATCGTTGATGACACTGGCCTCATGGTTCAGGGCACCAACCGCAAGACCTACACGACCTACTTCTTGGGTCAGGGCGCTTTCGCATACGGCGAAGCAGCTTTCGGTCGCGGCACCACCATCGGTTACGACGACCACAGCGGTAACAATGCCGGTGAGGAAAAGCTGTTCACCCGTAAGCAGCTTCTCATTCACCCACAGGGCTTTACCTGCTCCGCTGCAATCACTGCTCCTGCGAAGTCGCCTTCGCTGGCTCAGTATTCGGCTGCTGGTGCGTTCACCCGCGTTTTCGAGCGCAAGAACGTCCCAATCGCGATCCTCAAGACGAACGCCTAAGTTCGCCTGAGACGGCATACAGAAGCCCCGGCGGAAACGTCGGGGCTTCGCTGTGTCAGAATAAATATGGCTATGATGGACATTACCGTAGCCGAGGCAGACGCCTACCACACGCTCAGGGGCAATGAGGATTGGCAGTATTTCGGCACGGACGCCGAGAAACTGGCCGCGCTCTATCGCGCCTCAGACTACATTCGCGCCACCTATCGAACAGCAACCGGCGACGATGCTGATTTGCTCGTTCGCGAGTCAGTCATTCGGCTGGCTCCGATGATCGACACGCTTGCGGCAAAGCGAGAAGCCGCCGCGATTAAGACGAAGAAGGAAAGTCTGGATGGCGTATTGGCCGAAGAGACGACCTACTTCGACGGCATCGCGGACAGCGACCCATTCCCAGACATCACGGCGCTGCTCAGCCGCGTCACGCTCGGCCAGTCCAACGGGCGCGGCCTGAACATCATTAAGGTGGTGCGCTGATGGATATCGCGAAGAGCAAAGCCACCGCAGACCGCTTGCTTGCCAAGGTAGCGAGCATTGGCCTCGTGACGAAGAAGAGCGACATTCTAGGCGAAGCCGTCCTGTCCGCGTCCGTCAGGGTGAAGATCAAGAACCGCACGGCACTGCCACAGCAGCCGGTCAGGTGCGAAGCCATCATGAGCGCGACCACCTTCCCCGTCGAGGGCGCTGAATTGCTGCTCAAGGGCGTCACCTATGACATCGTTGAAGTGACTCAATCGGGCATCCTGTCTGAGCACATCATCCAGAAGGTGGTGCTGCATGAGCGTTAAGGGCTGGGGCGCACTGGTGCGCAAAGTCACCCGCATCCGCGATGGCGTTGAACAAGCGCCACAGAAGGCCGCAGAGACATGGCTGGAAGATGACTTCAAGCCATACGCAAAAGGCGTCGCGCCCTTCCGCACAGGCGAGTTCATGGAAAGCATTGATGGGCGCGTAACCCGATCAAGTGTCACCGTGTTCGCCGATGCACCACATGCCCGATACGTCGAGGAGGGCACATCGAAAATGCCTGCTCAGCCGACCATCGGCCCTGCTTTCGAGCATACCAAGGGCAAGCTGCGCGAAAGGATCAAGAACGAGATTGCGAAGGTGACACGATGAGCGCGGCAAAGCTGGCAAACCACATTCGCGAGTTGATCGCCGCCGACGCTACGCTCTCCAGCCTGAATCTCGGTCTGGTCAATTTCGGCATCCCTGCGAAGCTGCCCGCGATCTATATCGATGGCATTGTGTTCGATGATACGATCCGAACGCACATCACGTTCAACCTCTGCTACGTCACTACAGACCTGAGCATTGAGCAGTTCGATGTTGCACAACGCATCCTTGAAGCTGTTCAGGAAAGCAACGCGCTAACTGCATCGTCTTTGCTGCCTCGCCCTGAACCGGAGAATAAGCGGAACCGCTGGATGATTCCATGCAAGGCTTATCCTAGCAGACTCTGAACGATAATACCCGGCGACCAATAAATACCTCTAGTGTTAACACAACAATGGAGGTAAGCCAAACATGGCTACTGAAAACATTAAGCTGGGTTCGAAGTGCCGTGTTTACATCGGCAAGACTCAGACTGCTGATCCAGCGACGCTGACCAATTTCGAGCTAATCGAAAACGAAAACGAGTTCACCCTCTCTTACAGCGTCGATGCGCAGGAAATCGATACCAAGTCGGCTGGCAAAATCTCGATGCCCGGCACTGAGTCTTGGGAACTTACCTTTACCACCAACGCCGCGCTCTCCGACGCAGCTTTCCAGTATCTCCAGAAGGCGCGCAATAAGTCGTGGTCCTATGTGATCGTGGAAGACGGCACCAAGAAGCTGTTCAGCGGCTCGTTCCTGATGACCGGTGTTGAAACCACTGCTGGCGCGGTTGGCGTTCGCGAAGGCAGCTACACGCTCAGCAACTCCGGTGCAGTCACCGAGTATGACGAAGCTGGCGTGGCTCTCACCGACGACTAAGAAACGATGTGACCGGGCCTGCCCCGGTCACACTGCCTGATAAGGAAAACATAAAATGGCACTAAAGAACCGTCTCGGCACTGGCGTTTTCGTTTGGGACGACCAGTCAATCAAGTTGCAGTCCAGCCTTGGAAATCTGGAAGCTCTTTCAGAGGAAACCGGCAAGGATGCAATCGAGTTTCTACAGACCGCGAACAAGCCGTCCGATCTAGCGACCATGTTCTTTCATTTGCAGTATGGCAGCGCCTATACTCGTGATGAAATCTACGCTGCATTCTTTGGTCGCATCTCCGAATTCGACAAGCCTGAATGGCAGGAAGCCTTCGCAAACTGCATCAGCGACATGCTCGGTGTGGAAAAGATGAAGCTGCTCAAGCCATCGCAGGAAGATACCCAAAAAAAGACAGTCGACTAAAGCTGCACGAGGTAGCTTGGACTAACCTCTTCGCGCACAAGATACCGCCACAGGATATTTGGGACACAACATGGCCTGAGTATCTTCTGGCGGTAGTCTCTTGGCAATCAGGCATCGAAGACGATCAGCAGTCATCCGATTCGGTATCTGGTTCAGAAGCCATGCGCCGCATCCGTCGAGCAAGAGATAGCGTGACCTCCAAATAAATAAGCGAGCAAATGGAGGCGCCTATCGCATGAGTGACGCAGTAACGATTGAAGTTGGTTTTAGCGGTAGTCGCGCCTTTAGCGGACTGGATACGCTTCGCGGTCTTCTAACCAGCACAGGGCGCGTTGCAGAGCGCGAGTCCAACAGCATCCAACGCAGCCTGAGCGGCATTGGCAATGCCCGCATCAACACAGGTTTTGCCAGCGGAATCGAAAACGCGCTTGGTCGCGTTCGCTCCAGCGTCACTACCACAGTTGGCGGCATCGCATCCCAGATGGGCGGCCTTGGCGGCGCGATGTCGAGCATCACATCGTTTGTCCCTGCCCTCAATCTAGCCGCTGCCGCCACTATCGGTGTCGCGGCTGGCGTCGGTATGGTTGGCAAGGCCGCGCTCGATGCCGCGTCCAAAGTGGAAGTCTGGAAGGCCAACTTGCTCACCATCACCGGTGACGCGAAGAAGGCAGAGGACAGCTATGCGGCCCTAGTTAAGTTCGCGGAGAAGACGCCTTTCGACCTCAGCCAGTCGGTTGAGGGATTCATCAAACTGCGAACCCTTGGCCTACAGGCGACCGAAAAGGCGCTAGTCTCGTTCGGCAACACCTCTGCCGCTATGGGCAAGCCGCTATCGCAAATGATCGAAGCGGTTGCTGACGCTGCTACCGGCGAGTTTGAACGCCTAAAAGAGTTCGGCATCAAGTCGAGCAAGGAAGGCGATAAGGTCAAGTTCACCTTCGCTGGCGTGACCACAACCGTCCGCAACAATGCTCAGGAAATCCAGAAATACCTAGAGGACTTGGGCAATACCAAGTTCGGCGGCGCGATGGCCCGCCAGATGGACACCATCAGCGGCAAGATGGCGAACGTCGAAGATGCGATGTTCCAAGCCCTCGCTGCAATCGGCGGAGGCCAGCTTGGCACGGCATTCAAGGAAATTCTCAGCACAATCGCGGCTGGCATCAGTGCGATTACACCTGTGCTGGGCAGCATCGGCAACGTGGTCGGCTCTATCGTGGGCGCAGTCGGCAAGCTGATTAACGGCCTTGCTGGTATCTGGTCATCCATTGCCACAGGTGGTCAAGGCGTCCAGCCTGCGCTTGATGCACTCGCTGCCGTGTTCAACGGTTTGGCTGCTGCCGTCGATATGTTCGGCAATGCCGTGTCCTATGTGTTGGGCGGCCTATCCAGCTTCATCAATGGCGTAATCGGTAGCCTCGCCAGCTATCTGGGCATCAACAAGAAGGTCTCTGCCGAAACCGCAACATGGGGCAGTCTGGCAAAAGCTGCATGGGAAGAAATTGGCAAGTCCGCGACCAACGCGAAGACGGCCACCATTTCTGCCCTGTCCGATATGTGGACCGGCACCAAGGGTGTCTTCTCCAACATCGGCAAGTATCTTTCGGAGGCGTTCGCAACTCCAATCGCTGGCATCAAGCAGATTTGGGGCGGCATCAAAGGCTGGTTCAACGACTTGTTCGGCGACCTGGAGTTCAATCCAGAGGGCATCGTTACTGGCGCTGCTCGTATCGTTGACCTGCTCATCGGCACATTCCGCGGCGGCGTCGCTGCCATCGGCGTTCTGTTCGATCAGCTTCCCGGCGCTATCTGGTCGAGCCTGTCACCGGGCTTCCAGACAATCCTAACCGGCGCGAAGAATCTCTTCGTCGGCATCGGTCAGGCCATCGCATCGGTTTACAAAGCGGTCGTAGGCTTCGGTAAGAGCGTGGCGGGCGATGTAGCGTCCGTGTTCAACGCGATTTCCAGTTTTATCGAAAAGTGGGTCAACAAGACCATCGGCGCAATCAACACCGTGATCGGCGCAGCCAATAAGCTGGGTGCCGGTATCAGCGAAGTGGCCCAAATCCAGATTGGTCGTGTTCAGGCTCCCAAGGCCGGTGCCGCTGAAAACAGCGCGTGGGCGAAGCTGGGCAATGACATGGGCAAGGCGTTCAACGGCGGCTTTGGCCATGAGGCAGAGAACGGCGTCAAAGGCCTGATTAAGCGCGCTCGCGCAATCGGCAAAGCGGCTGGCTCTGCATCCGGTGGCCTCGATAGCGGAACGGCCGTGAAGCCCGCTGCCGACAGTGGCGGCGGTGGCAAGGGCAAGAGCGATAGCGCCAAAGCACAGGAAGCGAAGAAGTATGCCGATGCTGTTGCCGACCTGAACAAGCGCATCAAAGACCTGACCCTGAGCGAAGAGCAGAAGGCATTGGCCGACGAGCTGGAGCGCGCAGGGTTGGGGCGTGACGTTGAGCAGATCAATGCCAAGGCGAACGCTATCAAAGACCTGTTCAAGAAACTGCGCGAAGGTGAGCAGGCCAAGAAGGTCAGCGACATTCTCAAGGACTTCAACGAAAAGGTCCGCGAACTCGCCTATTCGCAGGAACAGCTTGCGATGGTCGAGGCGCGTCGTCGTGCCGGTCTGAACACCGATCTCGCCGTCAACGATGCGATGACCGCCAAGGTCGATGCACAGGCGCAGGCATATTACCGTCTGCAAAAGGCGAAGGAAAGCGCCAAGGCCGTCAAGGATATTGAGACGGATCAGGCCCAGCGCGGCCAGCAAATCGAACTGGACAATCTGGCGCGCACCAATCCTGACAAGGCCGACGATCAGCGCCGCATTCTACAAATCCAGATAGAGCGTGACGCCAATATCGAGAAGATCAGGGCGCTTGAGGGCATCAACGAGCAGAAGCGCGCCGAACTGATCCTCAACGAACAGAATCTCGCGAAGCAGCTTGAACAGGGCGTTGCGATGGATCGTCAGGCCGAAGGTGCTTCTGCACTGGCCAACTTCCTGACCGCAATGTGGGATGGTCCCAAGCAGGCGTTCAAGACATTCATCAGCGGCGTTTTGCGCGGCCTGCTCGAAGCTATCGCGAAGGCGGTGATCCTTGGTGACAAGCTAGGCGGTAAGGGTGGTATCGGTGGATTGCTCACCAGTGTCATCACCGGCGCGCTCGGTGGATCGTCCGGTGTCAGCGGCGGTCGTGCTTCTGGTGGTTCTGTCCGTGCCGGTGATGTTCGCTGGGTCGGTGAAAACGGCCCTGAACTGATGCGATTTGGTGCCGCTGGCACGATCATGAACCACAACACCGCGAAGCGCGCTGTCGGCGGCGGCGGTGGCAATGTCACCATCGGCGGAACGTCCATCGTGATTCAGGGCAATGCAAGCGAAAGCAGCCTGAACCAGATGAAGGCCCAGCTAGACGCCCATCAGCGATCCATGCGCGCAATGGTGCGCGATGAACTCCAGAAGCAGAGGTAAACATGCCCGCTCTCCCCTATCAGGGACAACTCATCGTCCCTGTCGATTGGACCATTACACCCATTAAGCAGACGATGCAGGCTGGCGCTTATAACATGAGCGGCACTGTGGGCTGGCGTCCATGGACTGAAACAGCAACTCTGACATGGACTCTGCCGAAGCCTGATGCACTGGCATTGATGACCGAATTGAAAGCCGGTCACTTCAATCGCGTTTACGATTACACCTGCAATGTGCGCGGTGCGATCAGGGTGCGTCCGACTTCTGCGTTCGGATACAGCGAAACATACGGAAACCTGAATGTCACCGTGACACTGGCTGTTGAGGTGGTCTGATGCCGAATCTCAACAAATCCACTTTCGACAGGCTGATTGAGTTCTACTCGCTGGACCTGACCGTGTTTGGCGATGCCGTTTACAGGTTCGTCAACACCAGCACTTTCGAAGCTGACCTACCAGAAGATGGGATAATCCGTTTCAGCGGTCAGGATTGGACACCATACGCCTTTGTAACGTCTGGATGGCAGCGCGGCGGGGAAAATCTCGTGCAGCCGACAATCGAGATGCCCGACTTTGGTTCGGCTCTGGCTGTGACGCTGGCCAAGTATGACGATGCACCCGGCGCGCCCGTGACCCGCTACCTAGCCCTAGCCGACGATGTGATTGCCGATAACCCGCAAGCCGCGTTCCAAACAGAACGCTACCTGTTGGACAGCGTATCGTCGGATGGGCAAGTGCTAACCCTGACCCTCGCTACCCACGCTGACTTCAAACGAGCCAAGTTCCCCGGCTTCAAGATGACCCGAGAGCACTACCCCGGCCTTGGTTCAAACCTGCTGCGATAATTACTTTAGACTTTTCAGCCCAGATTTCGCGTTGTCCACCAACGTGACAAGGGTTCGGCAGCGTGATTGCAGATAGCTGTTATTTGAATCGTGCTGCTGGTCATCCAACCTACATGCCAAAGACAGGCCGCCGAGACTGACGAAGAGCCGAGGATCGTTGCCCGGATAGGCTTGCAGCAGGTTAATCTGATTGCTGACCTGTATAAGATCACGCTTCAACTCGAATCCACTGTCGGCATGGATACCGCCACCGAGGCTAACAAGTTGTATGTAGCTGGTCGCGCGTTCTGCTGCGATTTCCGCCAATCTCACACCCTCATCGATAACCGCACATCTGCGGACATACTCTAGCTCTTCCGCTCGATCTTCCATCTGAGTGGAACGATTGCGCTCATGCAGTGCAATGTATCCAGTGGCTGCAATTGAGAGCAGACCACCCAACCCCGAAACCCAATCGGCTACGCTGCCCCATTCAATCGCCATCTGCCCCGCCTGCTTAAATACTATGTGAAAATCCTATCCGACGCTCTGTGGCTGGAAATCAAGCCCATCTTCATGCGCGCATGGCCGCGCGAGGCTATCGTCGCCATCTGGCCAGATGGATCATGGCGCGAGATTGAGAATATCAATCCGGCACCACACGAGGCGTTCAGCTATTCCCATGCCGATAACGCCCTGCTTCTCAACAAGCGCCCTGCCCTCTTCCTACATAGCCATCCCCACGGATCGGCCGAACCCAGCGATAGGGACACAGAGAGTCAGATTGCGACCGGCTGGACATGGGGCATCGTCGCTGTCCATGCGAACCTGACCGGCGTTACCGATGTAAGCTACCCTGAAATCTGGGGGCCAGAGAAGCCCGTAGAACCCCTGCTAGGGCGCACATATCTTTGGGGTATCCGAGACTGCTGGAGCCTTTGCGAGGACTATTACAGGGCGTCTGGCCGCGTCATTGACCCTATTCCCCGTGTCAGGGAGCCGGGACAGCATCACGCTCATGCACGAGGGCAAGATCCTTTCCGCTATTGGCCGCCCCGCTTGGGCTTCAAGCCTGTCGATCGAGCAGACCGCCAGCCCGGCGACCTCGCCATCATGTTCTGGAACAGCCCAATTGCCAACCACTGCGCGATCTATTTGGGCGAAGGAAGATACCTTCACCAACTCAGCCAGCGCCATTCGGAAGAATGGCTTCCGCAGCAGGAAGAGCGCGCCATCGAAAAATACGCAATGCAATTCTGGAGGCTGAAACCATAATGATAAAGGTCATCCTGCACGGTTCCTACAAGGACAAGGCACCAAAGGGCTATAAGCGCGGCATTACTGTCCACGCATCAACTGCGAAAGAAGCTGTCGCTGCACTTGAGCAGATTATCCCGCTCCGTCGAATGATCGAGGTGATGCCAGCAGAGTTTCGCATCGGCAAAACGCTTAAGAACTCGGTCAGCCTAACCGGCAATCAGGTATCAAACAACTGGACCCTGCCCGCTGGCACCGTTCTCCATATCGCACCCCATGCGACCGGCCACGAAATCACATCGGCCATGCTCATCACCGCGCTTGTCAGCACGGCAGTAGGTATCGCAGTCACTCAACTGCTCAACCTGCTCATGCCGGTTGCTCAGACGAAGAACGATAAGCGCAAGTCGGCCCTGTATGAGAATGGCTTGAACACCCAGACAGAGGGTGCAGTTCTCGCCTACATTGCCGGTGATCGCGTCCTTTGCGGCTTCAACGTCCTTGAGGCTGACGTTGATTATTCCAGCCCCATGAACTCCCCGCAGTCGGCTTGGGAAGCCAAGTTCGGTGGCACAGGCGTCTATCGCGCAACGGACGCCCTGCAAACGGCTATGGAAGCGAACGGCAAAAAGGGTGGCGGCAAGACGATCAGCAACACCACCTACAGCGATGCCACTTTGCGTCTGACCGCTGCGCTCGGCGCGGGTGAAATCGGCGGGATCGTCGGCAGCACGGTTGAGGAGAAAGAGAAAAATATCCTCGTCAACGAAGTCCCGCTTCGTGATCGCGGCAGCAATGCCCTGAACTATAACGGCATCAGTTGGGCCGAGCGATATGGTGTCGAAGGTCAGTCGCCAGTGCCGATCACTCCCGGCATCCCTGCGAACTTCGACAGCAACATTGAACTGCGCCAGACGCAGGCCGGTGGCGGCAGTCAGTTCTACATCACGAACACAGTTACCAATGCCGATGTGAACCGCGTCAAGGCGCGCATCCGTTTCAACGGTTTGGTGCAGACCAGCAAAAAGGGCAATCAGTCCACGACCGTTGTTCAGGGCGGCTTCGACGTTAAGCGCCTGAGCGCACCGACATGGACGACCGCTGGACAGTGGTATGTGAATGAGAAATCCAGCGATCCATTCGTGCGCGATTACTCGATTGCGGCACCGCCAAAGACTGTGGGCGACGAGTCCGATCCATGGATGTTCCGTGTTTATAGGACCACACCAGACAGCACCGACGACAAGCTACAGAACGACACCGCATTCAATGGCTGGGTCGAGTATCAGGATATCGAACTAGCCTATGACGGCAGCGGCGGCGAAGTGCCGACCGCGCTGTTCAGCACCATGATCGACCTCGCGCAGTTCGATCTAGGGTCCAGCCCTGAAATCGCTGTCATCGTGCAGGGCCAGAAGGTCCGCGTTCCCGACAATTACGACCCGGTTGCCAAGACCTATGACGGCTTCTGGAATGGTGCATGGAAATATGCCTTCACCAGCAATCCGGTATGGCATTGGCTAGAAATTGCCACGAATGCGCGCATGGGTTGCGGCTTCCCTGATAGCTTCTTCAATAAGTTCGCGCTGCTGAATACGGCCAAATACTGCGACGAGCAGGTCAACGGCCGGACCCGTTTCACCCTCAACAAGCAATTCACGGACGAGATTGACGGCTGGCAGGGGCTAATCGACCTCGCCCAGACCTTCCGCGCCTTCCCATATAACAATGGCAGCGAGATCGTCTTGATGCAGGATCGCCCGCAGGACGCTGTTGACCACTACGTCAACAATTCCGCGACCGCAGACGGCAAGTTCAAATATGGCAGTGCGCCGGTTCAGGATCGTCTAAATGAGGTGATTGTCGAGTTTGACGATCCCAACGATTACTACCGCAAGGCCATGGTCGTGTATCGCGATCAGGAGAGCATCGACCGCAATCGTGCGCTCGGCCTCTCCAACAATGGCGTCGTGTCGCGCACGGTCTACAAAACCGGATGCACGAACAGGCAGGAAGCATATGACTTCGCTCGCATCCTCGTATTCGCAGCACAGAAGGAATATGTCACTGTCGAGTTCGACACTCTGCTTGCGGGCGCCGGATATGCGCCAGGCCAACTGATTGAAGTCGATGACTGGTCGCGTTCGGGCAAGGCTCCGACCGGCCGCGTTGCCGAGATCATCAGCCCGACACAGCTTCGCCTAGATCAGCCAATCCCGCTCAAAGCGGCAACTGCCTATCGCGCGCATATGGTTGTCGGTAACGGCCTTGATACCCGCGCTGTGACGATGGTCGGCAGTGCGACGACCACTGACATTATCAACGTCGATACGACCGACCTTGAAGCTGATACCCCTATCGGCATCGTGGAGTTTTCCAGCGCAGCCGTTCAGCCCCGCGTCTTCCGCATCAAAGATATCGTTGAGGCCGGTCAGGGCCGATACACCGTCAAGGGCACCCTCCATCATGAGGGCAAGTTCGCCTTCTTCGATGATAATGTCCCGGTCGACTATTCGCCATGGACGACCCTCAATCCCATCACGCCAGCGCCTACGGGTTTGAAAGCTGTTGCCCGTTCCTACACCGACGAGCAGCTAGGCCCACAGAATGTTTTCGATGTGTCGTGGGATGCCATCGACAATGTGCTGGAGGATGGAACGCGCCTGCTTCTGGACGGCTACTCCCTGCAGGTAAGGCGTCCCGGTAGCAGCGCATGGGAAGACATTTATCGCGGACCGAACAACTTCGCCACCATGCGAAACGCAGAACCCGGCGAGCATGTCTTTAGCTGTCGCTCAATAAATACGCTGGGCAAAGCAAGCCCCGCAATGATCCTGCGCGTCACCTTTGAATATGGCGATTCAGGCGTTGATGTTTGGCCGCCAGAATTTGTGAGGTTCGACTAAGCCATGGCAGCAGTAGAATTCACTGGCCGTGACCTAGTAGTCTGGTTCAGAGAGCATCCCAGCAATGGACAGGAATGGCAGTATCGTTTGCGCTATGAGTGCGCGAACAGCGAAATCGTCCATTATGTGAACCACACCGTTTTCCAGAGCACCGATACCGATGGTATGCGTATCTACAAGGATGCGCTCACCTATGAGGAAAATGTAGCTGCTGGCCTAACCCGCTCGCCCAAGGTCTTCATGGCAACGCAGGAGGCTGGCGGCAAATGGTCTGACGAGCGCGAGATTGATAGCCTCAATCCCGCACCGCCCGTGCCTGCCATGATCCCCATGCACGGCTATGACATGGCGGTTCTGCAATTCAGCAAGCCGGAAGACACCGACTTTGCTGGGTTCGTCGTCTGGGCGGACACACAGAACCCGCCGCGCAAGAACGAGATTACCAGCAAATATCTTGGGCCAGATACGACCGTGACGCTGCCGCTGGCTCCCGACACGGAGTATTTCATCACCTATGCGGCCTATGATGCTTTTGGCACGGACTTGCTCAACGAGGCGACCGTTCGCATTCATACGCTGTCCGTCGAAAGCAAGCTGCTGCCGATCCTGAATGAGAAGTTGGAAGGCGTAGCCGCCCTCAACGTCCAGCGCAGCACGGCCTTTGGCAAGCTGGCCAACGCCTATGGCAAACAGAACGAACGTCGCATCCAGAAGGCGGTCGAAAAGCTCTACACCGACATCGATAACGGCACTCTCATTTCCGGCAAAATGCTGGAACAGGAGAGCAAGTTCGATGAGTTCGACGCTGTGTTCAATCTCTATCAGGAGACACAGGCCGGGGTCGATTTTGCTCAGTCTCAGCAGCTTTTGCAGATGGGCGCTAAGTTCGAGACATTCGACGGCGATGTGTCCCGCATTGTTGAAGCTGCTCTCGTTGAAGAGCGTAAAGTGTATGTCGATGCCGACCAGGCATTGACCCTGCGCCTCGATCAGCAGGCCAGCCGCATTGACGATAATGAAAGCCAGTTCAACGACCAGATTGAAACACTGGTCGATGCTGACACGGCTCTAGCCAAACGCATCACCGATCAGTCCGCAGTCTGGAACAGCGACATTTCGGGCGCAATCACGGCGGCCATGCAGACCGTCAACGAAACGATTGCCGATGAGAGCGAGGCTCTGTCCAAGCGCATCGATACGCTGTCTGCACAAATCGGCGACGGCGAGGACGACAACGGATGGGAAAGTGCCCTTGAAGAGGTCAAACAGGCTTATGCCGCTGGCGACAAAACCAACGCCGACAACATCACCACCCTGACGAGCAGACTCAACGATCAGGGCGGCGTAACGCTGGAGCAGAAGCTGTCCACCTACGGCAGCGCCATTGATGGCTTCGGCGGGCAATATACCCTCAGGATCGACAATCAGGGCCGTGTCGGTGGCTTCGGTCTCTACACGGATGCCAGCCAGAATTTCGAGTTCGCGGTTAATGCTGACCGCTTCGCTATCGGGCATCCCGGCGGCGTCGAAATGGTTTTCGAAGTGGTCGGCGGCGTTGTGCGCTTGAAACAGGCGGTCATGGACCGTGCGACCATCGACGGTGCGCAGATTAATGACCTGTCCGTCAACACGCTCAAGATCGCGGGCAATGCCATTACGGCAAATCAGGTGATGACCAGTGCGGACGCTCTTTGCGCAGCCGGTGGCTCGGTGGACTTCCTGACAACCGGCTTCATGACCATAGGCGACGGCGTATCTGGCAATGCGACTATCGAAGTCGGCTTCACGCGAGACGCCACCACCGGCTACGACGCAAGCTGCAAAGTCCAACTCTGGGTTGATACTGGCAGCGGCTATGCCATGGCATCTGAACAGACGCTCGGCATCACAACCGATAACGGCAACAGCTATAGCCGAACGAGCGAATCAATCTCTTGTCAGGTTACGGGCGCACAGGTTCGCGTCATTGCCCGAATGATTTCTGGCGCTTTCCTGCCGCGCTCTGTTTCTCGCATTCAATATGCGCGGGATATCATGATGACACTTCAAGGAACGAAACGATAATGGCTTATGCTTACTTCAAAGCAGATGGCACAACGCTGGCCATTTCGCGCAACGAAATCGAATATCAGGACAGCAGCGTGATCGTTGCTGAATTGCCTGACCTCTTGAACGCCAACCTGATCTATCTCGACCTTGAAACATTGAAGGTCAAGGCACGACAGCCCTTCCCTATCAAAGTCAGCTATAATCTCGTTAACAATGTGCCAGCAGGAACAAGCGTCACATTGAACGATGAGGTTCTGACGGTAGATGATGGTTCGATTGAATTTGAGGCTGACACCCCAGAGAGGTTGATTTTGTTCCTCTACCACCCGCATTTCATCGAGCAGTGTATAGAAGTCCAGACAGGACCGGAGGCAGTATGAAGGTGAACGTCAAAAAGGGCTATGCGGCGGCAAGAGCGGCAGCTTACCCTAGCTATGCAGAGCAATTCGATATCCTGTTTCATCAGGGCTATGATGCTTGGAAGGCTATCATTCAGGCCGTGAAGGATGCCAATCCCAAGGATGACCCGACCGACTGAGCGCATCGCGGAGGGACAAATAAATACTCCTGTATAAGAACAGGAGAAAACCCCTGATGGCGTGGTTCAAGTCCGGCACAATCAATCTCACCAACAACTCCGATATTGTGATCGGAAACAGCACCAATTTCGACAGTTCGATCCAGCGGGGAGATATCCTCGTTGTCGATGGCAAAAACTACGAGATTGATGGTGTCGTGAACTCCGTGCAGTTGAAGCTGGCTAGTCCGTTCAGCGGCGGCACGGGCAACGGCGTCAGCTATGGCATCGTCCACACGCAATCGACCGTGGCCGGTCTGGATCGCGACGTAAACACGATGATCGAACTTGCGGCAGAGATTATCGAGAACGGCATTGAAGGCGGCGACAGCGCCTATGAAACAGCCGTGAAGAACGGCTTCGTTGGAACCTAAGAGGAATGGCTGGCCAGCTTGCACGGTCAGGATGGCCGCGACGGTTCCGCAGTCGGCTTGGGCGCTATCCAGAACTGGACCGAATATACCGGTCAGGCGGCTGGTTCTTCTGGCGTGAGCGTGATTGTTCCTGTCACCGTTGGCGATCCCCCGATGAACCTGACGCAGACGGCACAGGTCATCATTCCATCCGGCAACAAAGACGCAGGCATCGCTATCTGGGCAAAGATGCAGACGAGCGGCCTTGCGGTCGTTATGGGCCTCGTAAATGCCCCCGAACCGCTGCCGGGTGGCTCAGATGAGGATTTGGACCTCTCGGGTTCCGGCACTGTCTATGGCGATCCCGGCACGATCTTTTCGCTGGGCATTTTCCTTGCTGGCAGCACCGGCAACTTCACCCTGACCGCACCGAACAATTTCCCTCTTCGCATCGAGCGCCGCAACGAAATCACCGTGCCTGTCGCGAGCCAGTGGAACATCACTAACGCGGGAAGCCCTTGGCCCGTCAGCGGTGACGCAGTTGGCGCATCGAACGTGATCTACAAGCGCGTCTATGGTTCGACCGATGGCAGCAGCATGGTCAACGGTCGATTGCGCCTCATGAAGGGCGTCTACCTCATCACCGATCCGCTGGCGCTGGCATTTAAGCAGACCAACGATGACGGCACGACCCAGACCCCGGCCAGTATCAAGATGACGTTCTCCGGTGTCGTGACCGAAGAGTATCCAATCCTTGCCACGATGTATGACTACAATGTGGGCAAGTTCGAGTTGCGCCGACATTGGGCTGGCTCCAGCACGCTCGTCGTCACCGTCGGACGCGGCAACTCCGAGACTCAGATTGTCAGCGCCGATGACCCGGCTTTCGCTGCCGGTTCGCTCAAAACGTGGTCGGTCGAGTATATCGACAATGTGGGCGGCACAGGAGGCACCGTGCGCTTCTACAGCGATGGCGTCCAGATCGGCCCCGATCAAACGTGCGAGGTGAAACTGCGCGTGACGCCCGCGATGTGCCTTGAGTGCAACTCGTCGGGCAACAACACCAGCGACAGCCAGGACAACCTAGAGGTGGCCTATGTCAGCGTGGCCTACGGCAAGCCAGAGATTGAAAGCAGCTATGAGCCGGTTTCGTCTGGCACGATCAGCGCAGCCGATCTGCAGATGCTTGTCGTGGATGCCCGATCGTTCTCAACTGCTCAGGCACCTGTCACCGTCAGCTACGCGGCTGCTGGCCAAAATCCCTACAACATGGAAGTCGTCGTCGGCGACATGGTTCTGCCCGCTGGCCGAGCATATAAGGCGGTCCTTGAGAACTGGTCGACCGGCGAAGGCGTTGCCCATCCCAACGAGCTGGTCATGACTCGCCCAGCGGCACAGAATTGCCGCTTTGAGGATGCCGACCTCTACAGCGCGCAGGCGTCTTGGACAGAAGTGCTGCCTAAGGGACCGGTGCCAAACATCAACGGCATCAACTATTACTGCGAAGGCATCCGAATGGGCACCTACGTGCAGTTTCAGTTCGGCTACGATTGGGACACGACGCAGATGCCCAATAATCCGTTCGGTGACCCGCAGGGCAAAGACAGCTACATGATCCCGCATAAGTGGCTGATCTACGATAATGCCGGCACATTGCTGGGTCGCATCGAACAGCCAAATGGCCAGCCGCTCAATACGACTACCTCGCCCGTTTCTTGGGGCGGCACATTGGACGGTCGCGGCAATCCGATGGTGACTGCCGCGAACAAGTGGTATCCCAAAGGCACTGTCCGTTCCGGAGTTATCTGGCGTTCCCATGCCGAGCCGCCAGCATATTCGCAGGCCGACATTTGGGCGCGCGTTCCTACCTATGACGTTGCCGTTCCATTCGGCTCTCAGGGTGGTGCATCGGTTAACGGCGGCGACTTGCGCGCTGGCACAGGTGAGCAGCTAAACGGCTTCGCGAACTACCGCATGATGCCATGGGAAAGCAGCACCTATAACGACCTCATCACGGCCGGTCAGAACACGCTCTCGCCATGGAAATATGGCTTCGATCAAAACGGCATGGTCCCGAACGCGAACACATGGCTGAAATACACGCCATTCAACCAGATGGGTCGATCACCGATCACCGGCCCCGGTGGTGTGCGCGATGATCGTCAGATTATGCCTGAGCCGGTCGCCCGTTATGCGCGTGACGTTGCGGTCAAGCGCCTGCACGACAACAGGGACATGAAGCAAATCGCGCTCGACTACCTGACCGGCTATGTCAGCGATCCCTTCCACTGCTTCGAAAACGGCCGACTGACGCCACTGTATAAGGGCCAGCCAAGGCGCAACATCACCCTTCGCAACCACTATTATGGTGGTGGTGAAGCGGGCACGCCGCCTGAGCAGGCATATTACATTCAGGGTGGCCGCCCTTACGAATGGGTCACTGCCAACAATCCGCTCCGCGTTCAGGTGCCTTTCGCTGGCGTCGCATCCGATAAGCCGGTTTTCGGCACGAACATGATTGACGCCGACCACGCGCACCAATTCCCATATTGGGGTTCGCTGATGTGGCAGACGCCGGAATTCGCATTCCTAGGCCATAAATTCTCCGATCAGTCGTGGCTCTATATCCCATGGATTTTGAACAACGGCTGGGGCGAAGTTGGCGAGTTCGCCTCGCGTGGTGCTGCATGGAAATACATGCACCTCGCGCTGATGTGGAAAACCGCGTCGAGCAATTCGAGCAGGCTCTATAACCGCGAGGAAATCCTTGATCGCGTCGTGTTCGATTTCGAAGGCTTCTACGACAACTTCTACGACAGCACTCCGGGCTTCCTGAACCCACCAGCGAACATCACGGGCGGCGGAAACAATGCCGTGTTTGCAGCCGCGCAGCATTTCGGTCCATGTCTTTGGGACGGCACTTATGGCGTCTGGCAGCATGAGTTCATGATTGGCTACTGGATGAGCGCGCTTCATGCAGGCGAGAAGCTGGGCTTCAACCAAGCACTGCGCGATGCGTCGGCCAAGTGTAAGGCTGTCGTTGATTGGCTCATCACCATGCACCAGAAACGCATCACCGGACGCTTGAACGGCGGCATGACGATCAATAGCTATGAAATTGACTACACGGTTCCCGTCTGGACACCGGCCATGATTTCCGCAGCCGGTGGCAATGTCACGAACCTGCCAAAGACTTATTCTGCGATCATCACCCAGCAAGGCGCGGACGCGGCCTTTAGCTGGGATAGCTGGAATAACAACGGCAACCCAAGTTCGCGTGATGGTCAGTCGATGGATCAGCTTTTGGCCGGTCCTTCTCTGCTGCGCGACATGGGGCGCACCGATAGCGCGCTTGTAACTGCCGAGACTAATGCGCTCGCTTATCGCCAGAGCAAAATCGACAGTGAAACGGCTAAGGGCGCATTGACCGCTGGTAACGGATGGTTCGGCTATCATCAGACGACCAACAACCCGCCGTTTAAGCCCTAAACACCACCTCTGCGCAGGGGTGCCTCAATAAATATCGGAAACGATATTGGAGGCACCTTTGCGTGGCAGAGAATAAAACAATTGAAGTCAGGTATTACGGGCCATCCTCAGACGACTTCGTAACCTACACCTCAAAGCTGGCGCTCACCAATCCCGGCGAAGGCAGCCCAATTGAGTTCAGCGTTAGAGAGGCGCATTTCCGTATCTCGCGCAACGAACGCATTGTCCTAGACCTGACGCTGGACGACAACATCGTCTGGAACGATGGCGAGAAGTCAATCTACGTCTTCATCCGCAACAGCGAACTAGGCTTCATCAGAGCCGACACCGAACTCTCCTATAGTTGGTGGGTGGTCTGGGAAAATGGAACTTCAACCACGCTCAGAGAAGGAACCGTAACAGCGGTCAGGGTGGACTAATATGGCAACAGAAGTCGGGATCACCGAACTCGCCAACGAATCAGAAGCAGAGGTTGTCGAAGTTACATCGGGCCTAGTTTCCATTCCGGGTCCACAGGGGCCGCAGGGCGAAACTGGTCCAGCCGGTCCACAAGGCGAGCCGGGGCCAGAAGGTCCAGCTTCAACCATCCCCGGTCCAGTCGGGCCGGTCGGTCCTATGGGGCCACAAGGCCCGCAAGGCGTTCCCGGCATTCAGGGCCTTACCGGTGCAACCGGACCTCAAGGTCCGCAAGGCCTTGAGGGGCCACGCGGCGCACAAGGTCTAACCGGCCCTGTCGGTCCTGCTGGGCCAGCAGGCGCAGCATCAACGGTTCCCGGCCCTCAGGGTCCAGCCGGTCCCGCTGGCGCGACTGGTCCGCGCGGTGAGCAAGGCTTTACGGGCTTGCACGGTCCGGCTGGTGTCAAAGGCGATAAGGGCGACAAAGGCGACAAGGGCGATCCCGGTGCCGCTGGTGCGCCAGGCACTCCCGGTTTGCCCGGTGCCAGCGTCTCCGACCTTCGTTATCTCGACGGCACTCTGACTCTCGAAATGGACAACGGCGCGACCTACGAAGCCTTCATCGAAGGCGGCGAAGGTGGTTCGGGCACTCCCGGCGCAGACGGCGTTGGCGTTTCGTCCGCAACCGTAAACGGCAGCGGCCACCTTATCATCACGCTGACCGATAGCACGGTCATTGACGCGGGATTGGTCAAGGGTGCCGATGGCGCTACCGGCGCGAAGGGTGACAAGGGCGACACCGGCGATACTGGACCGGCTGGAACCAACGGCACGAACGGCACCAATGGTCAGGGCGTTCCTGCCGGTGGCTCGGCGGGTCAGGTTCTCCGCAAAACCAATGGCACGGATTACAACACCTCATGGGTCACGCTCTATGGCGCCCCGACTGGCGGCACGACCGGACAAGTCCTGACAAAGAGCAGCGCGACCAACGGCGCATTCTCGTGGACTACGCCTGCAACCGGGGGCGGCACCGGCAAGCCTTGGTATTTTGACGTTCCGCTGGCCAGCACATTCACAAAGGTCAGCGGCGACGCCACGCAACTGACGATCACTGACGACGCCGACGCGGGCTTGCTCATCAAGAGCGGCCCATCTGTTTCGGGCGATGTTAGCCGTCTGGCCTACAAGACGCTGACCACGAAATCGGCCGATTGGGACATTGTTGTCCGCGCGCCGATCATCATGAACGACGCCGACTACCGCAAGGGCGGCCTGCTCATCATGGACAGCATCAGCAATCGCCACATCATCATGGGTCAGACCAACGAATATAACCCGTTCAACGTGGTCTATTTCAGCGGACTGACCGGCTATGGCGGCGCGCTAGATGGTGCGGCGCAGACCTTCAAGACGCAGCCGGATTTCTACCGCATTTCGAGCGTCGGTTCGACCCTGACATTCTACGTCAGCCACTGCGGCAAGAACTGGCTCCAAGTCGGCACTTCCTCTGTCACGGCCTACCTGCCGAACAGGGCCGATAGGATCGGCTTCGGCTTCAACATCAGCACGAACAATTCCATGCAGGCATCGATGACGGTGGACTGCTTCAAGCTCACTGGCCCGGCTGTCTAAGGGCCAGCAACGATAAGAGGGGTGCCGCCGTGAAGGCCAAAACAAAGAAGATGGTAGCCGATGTTCTCGGCTTTGTGGGAAAGTCTGTCGTGGGGATCATCAAGAACCCCGTCACGCAGACTGTGGTTGCAACGGTTGTGAAGCATAAGGTCAAGAGCGCCACCGGCGCTGCCTTGATCGTGGCGATCTACGAAGCATTTTCGGGTAGCCTCTGATGTTCGATCACCCGATGAAATCCGCCGCCGATTTATGCGCGTGGGCGGTCACAGGCTTTGGCATGTTGACCCTGAACCAGTGGGCCGGATTGCTCGGCATCTGCTGGTGGGCTTACCGCTTCGCTGACGAGTTCTATCGCAAATGGAAGCGCGCAAGGCCCGCCGACCCCGAATGAGTCTGGCGCGGGCCGTGGTGGATGCTCAAGCGACACCCGCCTGACGCTTGCGATAGCTGTATATTGCCGCCTGCTGCTCCGACTGCTCGATCAGCTTTCTGTGCGCGGCCAAATCGGCATCCGCCGTGTCGAGCGCCCGCTTGAACGTAGGCTCTACCCACTCACGCACCTCGTCACAATCAAGGGTCATATATTCGCGAAATTCCCATGCGTCCGCGATGTCATCCATGATGCGCGCCGACAGCTTCTGCCGAACGATAAAGGCGTCATGGATGCGGGCGACAACCTCGATGCCGTTGCGCTCCAACACCTCGACCGCAAGATCCATGATATCGGTTTCCCACTGCTGGTAGACATAGGCGAGCAGGCCGCCTCGCGTGACCCGACCGTTCGCCTTATTGGCGGATGCGACAATCTGCTGGATCGCTGGCCATTCCTCGCTTGCCTTGATGCTTTCGAGGATGGCGTCTTCGATTACGCGCTGCTCTGCCAGAAACTCTTTCACCCAGCTATCCGCGAGGAAGCGTTCGCGAGCGACCGGCGACTTCATGACCTCGGTAAGCGCCGTGCCTTCCATCTGTCCGTTCTTGCCCATCCATGTCGCGCCTGAGGTCCGAGCGCCAAAGCCGACGGCCGTCAGGGCGTCCTTGACCGACCGCAATGCCGTCTCCTGGGGGACGATGATGCCCTCGAAACACTCGCGGGCAAGGCGCTGCCTGATGTGATTCTTCTCCGCGAGATACTGGCGCGTGTAGGTGCCGAGCATCGTGCCACGGATTTCATTGTCGCCGCCGTTCAGGACGCCATAGAGGAACAGCTTAATCGCGAAGACCGCCGCGTTCATGTCGTATTGGTAGTGGTGCCCCAGAATGGCGCTGCGAACCTGCTTTGACACCGACTGGATATTCAGGCCCTTGTAATAGGTGCGCCCGAAGGGGCTTTTGCTCGGGATAAGCGGCAGGACCGCTTCGCCCACTTCCTCTTGCGTGAACTGTCCGACCTTCGCGATCAGACGCGCTTGGCGAGCATTATGCTCCAGCTTCGCACGGAGCGCGCCAGTCGGCCCCTTGGCCAATTCATATTCCGTGTTGCCGATGAACCGCTCTAGATTTGCCATGTCGATTGGCAGACCCATAGCGTCGGCCATGTCGGCGCGGTCATAAAGTGCGTCGAAAACGTGTTCGGGGGACTTCTCGTTAATCAGCAGGGCCATTTTCTCTTCGTTCACGATTTTCACCTTTGTATTTTTCTCCCACGGGTTGTTGGTCGCCTTCACGTTGCTGCCCTGATCGAGGACGATGAAGAAGGGGTAGAGGTCTTTGAATTCGTTCCAGACGCTGTAACGGACCTTGTTCACGTTGAAGGTGCCGCAGGCATCGAACAGCTTGTGCGTCGAAATGTAGGCGATGCCGTCAGAGGCAAAGCCCAAGGCCGGAAGCAGCGCGGCGGCTACCGCGTCGAGATATCGACGGAAGAGCTTTTCCGCCTTCTCGGTCTTCATGTCGGGGAATTTGGTGCGAAACGCTTGGGGGAGGACAATGCCGTCCGTTTCGCGGTTAGCGCGCTTCTGCGCGAAAATAGCAATGAGCTGATCCATGTAAGCCTCAAATAGAATGACCCGCCTTCGCGGGCTGGAAATTGCGAAAGCGGGCCAAAGTCATCTATTAGAAGTGCCAGGGGCTACCGCTGCGAGCGCAGCAGTATCCAGCCCCTGTGCTCACGTTCTTATTTATATCTCCTCCCCTGAATCAGCGTCATTATGTTCAGCGCAAAAAGTCACGGGACGCTAAATCAAGAGTTACAGCACGCTAAGGGTTGATGATTTGGCTCGAAATAACGCTGATTTCTGCGGGTTTCACGAAGTTGCAGCACGCTAAGGGCCGAAAACGTCAGAAGTTACAGCACTATAATAGAGAAAGGGAAAGGAAGTTGAGCGGTAGAACCCCCCGGATGGGTGGGTTGGGTTAGGCTTCCTGTTCGCCATTGCCTGCCGCCGCACCCGTGTTGAGGGTCAGGTGCGGCGACAAGGCGCGGCTTAGCTGCCGTCCTTCTTCCGAGGTGGAGCGCGGTGACGCCATCCCTTCGGGGTTAGGCTCGGGAACAGCCGCTCGTCCAACTCCATCCCATGATGCTTGTCGAAGGCACGGGGGTGAGTCAGCGGGTTGATCGGGCGCTTCTTCTCGCCATCAGACGGCTTCTTACCGCTCATCGGCCTGCCTCCCTATTGACGATAGACTGAGCGATGTCGAAAGCCTGATGGACACGGGGCATATATTCGTCGCGGTCTTCCTCCGATAATGCGATGCAGAACTGAGGGACCATCGCGCCGCCCGCGAATTTGTCGGCTGCCTCCCAGATCGCAATGAGGAATTCGACACCAAGCCCCGACAGCGTGTTTACGACATGAGCCATCCATTCAGGATCGCCACTATCTACGGTATCGAAGCTGATACCTTCCTCGTGAAAAATGAAGCTGTCGCAGCGCCCCAGGGGCAACATGACGCCTCCCTCGCGCGGCCAGTCCTCGACTTCCGAGTTTATGGGATAGGCTTCGTTCAGACCGAAAGCGATCATGCCTCATCCCCTTCCGCATCCATGAACTCATCAACAGCAGCCAGATAAACCTCTTCAATCCTGTCGAGGGCCTTGCGGCCCCGACTGTTATTAGGAGCGAAGATGACGAGCCAAGTGAACGTCTCCGGATAACCGTCATACATCAGCGACAGCTTGAGCGGCTGCTTCTTCGCCAATTCCGCCACGATAGCACCCTGAACGGGATGGACTATCGCGGACGGCACATCGCCAGAGGTGCGGACAAAAAAGTCCACGCCGTCCCACGATACCCGGCTCGCCGGAAACAGCTTTATGTGGCGGGCTTTCGTGAACCTAGCCTTCCAATTGAAAGCAAGCGACTGCCCTGCGCCATCGAGGATTGATGGCGTGAGTGATGCGACCGCGCTCATGCTGCACCTCCCGGAAATGCGGCAAGGAAGGCAGATTCGTCGCCCTCATGCAGGAAGCGCAGCACGAGCCAATACCAATCGTCGTGCCGACCCTCTTCGAGATCAGCGGTTAGGAACCACGGGCCTTTGGCGTTCGCCAACACCCATGACAGCTTGGCGCAGCCATCCTTCACATAGTGCTGCTCGACTTCCGATTGGAACCAGTCTGCCTGCCCGTTCGCATCGACAGTGATGCCAAGGCCACCAAGCGCGCCGATGACGAAACCGCTATCCGTGCCAGCCTCCTTATCGATCACCCCGTTGCCGGGATGAAGATAGAAGCCCTGCTGGACGTTCAGATCGATATACCGTCCGAAGCGCATGAAGCCGTGGTCGCGCTTGAGCCGTGCCAGAACCGTCCGGTCGGACAGGTCAGCCAGTTCATCCTCACGAAGTTCCGCGACATAGGCTTCCGGCCAATCGCTAATCTGCGGCGGTGCGTTGAGATTGGGGCCGCTCATTGTGCAACCTCCGGGAACTTAGCAACGAAAGCAGCTTCCAGATGCTGGCTCGTGAAGGCCACGCTGTAGACAGTTTGGGGGAGCATGATGCCGTCGCCGGTATCGTGACGGCGAACCCAGATGACATACCCGCCCTTACCCGACAGCCATTCCATGCGGCGTTCGAAGACCTCATCGCGCTCATAGTCACGGTCGTCATGCTCGCTCAGAACCTGAAAATCGCGCGCCGGGGCAAAGCCGACGATGGCGGTGTAAACGATGCCCAGCACATAGGCACGGGCAATACGCCCATCGACAATCGCTTTGCTTTTTTGCCATTCCCGGTGCGCTGCAGTCACGCATTCTGCCGGGGGGAAACCGGCATCGGCCAGCTCTTCGGCATAGTCCCCATCGGACGCGCCCAGCATGTCGTAATCAAACATTTCACGCTGCGCCGCCGGGAACGCGGACAACGGATAATCAGTGCCGTCGATTGGCACGACCGGTTCAGAATTTGACACGAAAAACCTCCATGCGTGTCAGTTCACCGACAGCGACATGCTGGCGGCGCGATCGGCCTCAAGGGCCGGTTCGATCTGACGTTCGCTATGGAGAGTGGGCTACCGAGATACCCATCGCCGGAACGGCACGCTAACCGGGATGGGTGGAACCATCGTCGATTGCGATGGACGCCCTATACGCCTCCACTGATCGGAAGGCAACAAAAAAATGCAGCGATAACAGCACATTGATGGTTAAGGTGTGTGTGTGAATCTACTGAACCACGCGCGCGCGCGCGCGAGGGCGAGTCATGGATAACCCCGACGCCTTCCAGCGCCGGGGCACCGACGATAGGACTGAGCAGCCCCGTTCGAAGCATCCTACCGTCATATCAATTTATCGGTGCGGACCTCACGACGAAGCCATTCTTCTCGGCCCATTCCCGATATGTCGTCTTGCTTCCCTTGCTGATTTTCGTTTCCGGCCGCTGGAAGCAAATCTCGATGCGCCAATCTGGGTTTGCCTTCTTCACCGCCAGCATCTTCGCACGGTCGCTGGCCGGGAAAAATCCCTTGGTTTCGATGATGGTCTTGTTCGCGGCATCCACGAAATCCGGGGTGTATGTGTGGCTGGTCGTATAGGTCAATTTGATCGGTTCATACTGGTATGCAGGGCCGAACGCGGCACCGCATTTTGCTTCGAAGCCGTTCCGGTATCCGGTCATGGCTGGACGAACAGATCGGCTTCGGCCTTCCGCCTCCGTGTAAGCCCTGCAAGGGTCTTTCCAGCAGCCCTATTCCATCGGGCAAACTGTGCCGCTGCGCCGGCATAATCGCCCTGATTGAGCAGTCGTAGGAGTGTGCTGGACTGTAGCGCGCCGACGCCCACATTATAGGCAAAGCTGACCAGTGCGCCGAGTTGGTTCGGTGTTACCGCGACCCTGATAAGGGCATGGACCTTTCGCTCGAAAGCATCATATTCCTGAACCAGCCAAGCATCTGCTTGGGCTTGGGTGCAGGTATCGCCGCGCTTTACGTTGGTGGTTCGTCCCCAGCCGATGGTCCAGACACCAGCGGGACAGAGATAGGCTGATAGCTTACAGCCCTCGAATTGCTTGATTAGGTCAAGACCTTTACGGGATGATTGTGTCATCCCGTATCTATCAGTCTTGCAAAACGGCTCGTTTTGACCCTATATCAGGGCACATCTCCAGATTTCCGATAACTAATGGAGCAGGACAACTGCATCACATTATTGTTCGGAGAGATAAAATGACAAAAATCACCCTAACGCGATTCAACGTAAGCCCACGCTCTTACAGCTATCAGGACTGCTACAGAGCTTGCTTCGATCCTAATGCTGGCGAGAACTGTCCCGGCATCTTAGGCTATATGGACGGCCTCATTCAATTGATGGGCAAGTTCACCGCTGAACCGGCGGCATGGTCATTCGGTGAATGGAAGGGCAGCAAGGCCGCAAACAACCATGCAGAGTTCTGGCTGTCGGCATCGGCAATCGGCTTGGAATATCGCGGCAAAGACCTGTCCGCGAAAGCTGCCGCCCTGCACGAAAAGGCAGAGGCGCTAGGCTACGCGCATATCATTTTCGACTCGATGACGCGCAAGGGCGAGGACACGGTGACGATTGTGTTCCCCCTGACCGAGGCGATTAATGAAGGCCAATATGCAAGGCTGGCCAAGGTGCTGATGAGCGAACTGGACGAGTATCTGGCCGCAGACGGTAACTGCGCCATGACGCACCTATTCCATGTCCACGAACGCACCGCTGTTCAACGCTTCGACGGCGCGGTCATCGCTCCCAAGGCGAAGATCAAGGAGACGGCGAAACTCTACCAGTCGATGGACCCGAACCAGTATTGTGCAGGCGGCAAGCGCGCCGTGCCTCATCTGGTGGAGCCGACATATACGAGCCATGACGGCTTGTTCGAATGGGCACCCAGCGAGGCAGAAAAGGCGCAGCGAACAGCCGACGAATTGCTGGCGAGCATCGGCGTCAAACTGTCCTGA